TCAAAGCCCTCGCTCTAGGACACACTCATATTCCTTCTAGGGATTTCTCAGACTTGCCACCGCCTCACTTAGTTTCTGTGAGTGAGGTGGGGGGCGAGCCGAGCGCATTTACATATGGGGATATGCTTGCCCTTGTGGTCAGCATTTTGGGGGGGCAAGTCTCACTCTTAGAGGTCGTCGAGGTCTAAGTCCTCAATCATCGCTTCAACTTCCGCGTCTTCTGCGGCTTGGTCTGCCGACCCTGACTTAGGACCTGCTAAGTAGGGCTTCACTTGTGCGAATATCTCAGAAATGTGGTCACTCGTGAGCATAGACTTGAACTGGTCTAAGCCTTGTCCTCGGATTTCGCCTGTGTTGGCGCTTGTCCAATAGAACCAAGCACCCTTCTTCTGAATAACAGAGGTGCGGATACCCAGCTCAATCACGGTGCGTACATTGTCCACGCCCTCACCTGACATGAGGTAGAAATCCACTTGCTTGTGAGCGGAGTCGGAGACTTTGCACTTATCGAGCTTTGCGCGCACACAAGCACCCGTAATAGTCTCAACCACTTTGCCCTCCATACCATCCCACTCCTTGCCCTTCTCCTTGCCGATGACCGAGAGCATAATCTGAATAGTGGAGTAGAAAGACCACGCCTTACCACCTTGAGGTATCCTCTTAGGGCCTGCGAAGGCAGGACCGCCACCACCGATAGCCTCGCGCAACTGGCTAATCCCAATCACAGCCGTGTTGTACTCAGAAATAAGAGCCTTTATCTTGGGGAGATACTGCGACCATACGCGCGCGGTCAAACCCACAGGCATAGCCTCGCCCTCGCTCTTATTATTCATAGCCTCAGGGACACCCGCGCCTACGGAGTCAATGACAACGAGGTCAACCCCTGCTTTGACGAAAGCGACCATGTATTTCAGCCCTGCCTCTAGGGTATCTGGCTGAACGAGCATGAAATGAGTCTTATCCGTCACAGGTACGCCTAGAATAGAGGCGTAGCGGTGGTCAACCTCATGCTCCCAGTCAATATAGACACAGGTGCCACCCTCCTTACAAATCTGAGCTGCCGTCTGTAGCGCGATAGTCGTCTTACCTGCGCCGGGCAACCCATAGATATTCGTTATACGCCCACGAGGAATACCAGGACAAGGGCGCACTCCTAACTCGTTCTCTTTACCCCCGATAAGATAATCAAGCGCAATACTGCCTGTAGAAATGTGGGGCAGGCTCTCGGTGAGAGAGTTCACATCAAGTTCTACAACATGGTCTTCTTTAAGAACCGTCGCTACGGCTTTTGCAGCCTTCAACAAATCCGCCTTAGGCTTAATAGGACTCTTCGCCATTATTCTCTCCGTTTCTGTCTGTGTCTGTAGAGGGGGTTGAGGTGTCACCCTCTCCTTGAGGACTCATATAAGATTTGCTCTCTGACCACCTAAAGAACCTGTCGTCCTCTTTGTAGGTAATCCCTTTTCTCTTTACGGAACCCGCCTTAGCGCCCTTTTCATAGACCTCTAGCGCGGTGAACTGCGACCGCTCAAGGTCTGTCATTTCTACCTCAGAAATGACACCTGTAAGGAGCGCCCAAAACCTTCCTGCTGTACGCCCTACCCAGTAGGCATCTGCTTGGTGGTGGTTCCATTTCTTAGCCCCTTGTCCATCGGTGGCTTTCTTGGCGGCATCTACCATGTCCGCCTTTTGCATCTTCCACCCCTTTGGGCGCGCAAGAAATGCGTGAGCATGGGACTTCACTTGGTTAGGGGTAAGAAATACGGTGTCCACACCCTCTAACTTTAGGGCTTCGTTCGCGTAGAGAAATAAGCCATACATACCCTCCGAGTACAAGTCATTAAAGATAGGAGACTCGATACCTACCCTCAAGGTTTCCTCAGGGAACTGAGCCTTGCATTTCTGAACAATGTCTCTAAGACCCTCGCGCAGGAAAATATACCTATCTACGAATATCATATCCGCGTCGGTGGACATCATGCCTTTGTCTAAGAAATGACCCTCGTTGGTCATCAACACCCAGCCGAACGCTCTTAGTGATGGGTCTAGTCCTAAAATCATACTAGCCTCCTTTCGATGGTCACTCTTATCGTATTTCTAGACCGCTTATTACGCTAAAATACAACCACAGGAGAAGCCATGAGAAATACACGAGCCGCTACCCTCGCGCGTAGATACCTAGAGGGACTCTCTATATTTGACGAACTCCCTAAGAAAAGGGTTCCTGTCTCCCCTATGGAGATGAGCAAGCTCGCTGCTAGTGGGGGTGACTGCTACAAAGCAAACGGAAAGTACTTCTTAGATAATATGTATGACGAGCCTGATTTGGTTCTTGTACATGGTGAGGTCATGGGACAAGGGGAACTAAGCGGTATTTCTTATGGTCATTGTTGGTGCGAGTTAAACGGAGAGGTCTTGGATTTCTCTAACGGCAGAGAAATCACTCTAGACAAGAGAATCTACTACGCCTTAGGTCAGATTGACCGACTGAACAACCTCCACATCTACACCGCAGAAGAGTTCTCGGAACGCATTTCTGAGTACGGGCACTGGGGGCCTTGGGACTTAAAGACCAAGACAGGACTATGAGGAGGGGGGCTGAGAACCCCCCCACAAGTACACATTTCTTATGAGAAGTAGGACATTATTAGCTACGGAAATTTGTCGCTCATTTCCTGAGAACAAGATAAAGCTAGACTTGCCTTTGTAGCTCGCCTCCGCGCGATAGTAAATATAGTCGGGCTTCTGATAAGAAATGCTAAACACAAGGTCCGCTTCTCTTGAGTGAGAGAAGGTCCAGTTATCTTGGCGGAGGTCCACATCGAAGCCAGACTCTTTTATGACTTTCAAAAGAAAGTGAACTAAGTCAGACTTAGCGTCTTCGTTGACACACTCCCGTAGCCCTGTAGTTTGGTTAATCTTGGTCAACATCGGACACAACCCCCTTGTAACTTTCTTATCTACACGAGGGCTAGTGATAAAAGTATCAAAAGGAGCTAATCCATGTCAGAAATGCGCGAGAAGTTAATAGTGCTTGCAAGGGAAAACCCTGAGTTAAGGGAGAGAATCTTAACCAAGATAGCTTCAGCAGACGATGACGCGGCGGCGTTCGCGACATGGGCAATCTTATCAAACCCTACCGCCATGACAGAGACAGAGGTCAAACAAGTTCTCGCTAAGGCTGGGGTGAATATCAAGCCCCCTATGGAAGAAGGTGGGGAAGCCCCTTCTCGTGGAAAGACGGGCGCGCTTGAAGTAGGGGAAATAGTCTTAGTAGATGGGAGTAAGTGTACGAACCCCAACAACCAAAAGCTATGCGCGCAACTTTCTTACTCCCCAACGAGTCCTGTGTATTTCCTAGTTAAGAGTGTGATGTACCCTGAGGATATAGACGCGCTGTGTTCTGTCGTGGTGTCTCCGATAGACGCGGATGGAGAACCCTCCTCTCACACCTTTATCTTTGAAGCCGCATACCCCACTCGTATTGCAGGTCTAACTAAGAGTATTGAGAAGGCTGAGAAGAAGGGAGACTTGGCTGCGGTTCTTTCTCTGAAGCAAGAACTACGGGAAAAGTCGGTAAGCCCTCACGAGGGGCTTGGGCTATACAGAACAGGCTTTAGCTCCCTCGCTAGTTATAAGAAATATCTCGACCTCTTCGAGTCTTCGACTAAGTTCATCGTGGTCTATGAGCGCGGGGGGAAGGCACCCACGCCCACTCTCCGTAGTGGGTTCATTTCTAGCCATGTACAGAGAACTACCCAGCAGACGCGCGTCTTTGGAGAGTTCCGCGATGTGATAGACGACCTTATTTCTTATGCTTCTCGCTTCTATACCGGCCCCATTAAGTTCGGAGCCCACAATAGCGAGGGCGCGCTCTATTTCTCTATGGACACTAAGAGGTCGAGAGGGGTAGATAGCATGATGAGCCCCTCAAAGGGGAAGGTCTATTACATAGCCCCTGTCTCTGACCTACCTAAGAAATGGAAAGAAGACCTCCGCGCGCGCCTCGCTGACTTAGCCGAGGAGGAAGGGGAGGGCTAGTCGAAAAGGCTAGTCATGCCCCCCTTAGTGGAAGGCGCGATAGAGGGGCTTGCCTCAGACTTAATTTCTGTGCCGAGGGGCATCCAATGCCGTATGCGCGCATCACAGATGTCCGCATACTCTGGCTGAAGCTCTATCCCCACGAAGTTGTGACCTAAGCGAGCCATCGCACAGCCCGTTGTTCCTGACCCTAAGAATGGGTCAACTACTAGGCATTTCTTTTGAAGGTCGCGCGCACACCACTCCATCACATCAATCGGCTTAACGGTTGGGTGATTGTTCTTTCTCTTGATAGTACCTTCAGACTCATTATCCTCCGTAAAAGACGCAGGGGCTAGATGGTCACAACCCGCCTCTCTCTCACTCCGACCTGCCTTTGAGCCATAGAAGAAATCAGATTTCCCATCGGCAACGAAGATTGCGTCACGCACCTCGAACCCCTTGTCCTCCATAGCGATGACCCCCTTGTAGCCTATAGGCGAGTCACTCTTAGGGATGAGAACCACATGAGCGCCAGGCTTCAATATCCTCATAATCTGGTCAACCTGCTCTGAGGTCGGCTCTCCCAATAAGATTAACCCATGAAGCATAGGCTCAAAGGTGCTTGTTAGTGAGTCCTCCGAACTGATTTCTTCTGCGTATATGTCAAAGTCTATCTCATTAGGGTCAGAGACTAGTACATATGCGTCTTCTACCGGCGGGGTTATCATCTTCAGAAAATAGGTAATCATCTCGTTCATGTTAAGTCCTTTGTAGATGTGAGGAGTACATTATTCGCCCTTAAGAAATTCACGCCCTCGATATGTACTTGTTCATCTAGGGGCAAGTACACACGAGTGATACCCGCTTGCAGGATAGCTTTTGCACACATAAGACAAGGGTCGCAGTTCGTCAAAAGCCACTTCCCCTTCGTACTTGTCCCTATGCGCGCAGCATTATATATCGCATTTTGCTCGGCGTGTATGCACCCTATATCATTCTGAGTCCCGCTCTTCACCTCGTTTATTTCTCGCAGACATACGACACCCCCACACAAATGTAAGTCACTCCCTCTAGGTGTGCCATTATATCCCTCAGAAATAACCACATTACTCTCTGGGTCTATCACCAAAGCCCCCACTTTCCGCCTACAACAAGGGGAGTTCGAGGCTATCAAGTCGCATTGGGCTATGCGCGTTTTTAGGTGTTTGTCCTTCATTTCTTAACCCCTACGCAAATAGGCTCCCAAGATTTCTTGAGGACAGAACCCCACCCCATCCATGCCTCCCCCTCCTTCGTCTGTGGCTCTAGGTCAAAAGCGGAAGCCCCTATCTGAGAGTCCACCTGACGAGAGCCATGCTCTACCCCCCACTTGTTTATCCCTGTCTTCCCTGCTCGCTTTGTCCCTTTAAGTTTATGGAAGTGTTTTGAGTTCGATACCCCAAAGAGAAGTTGGCACTCAACCCCCTTCGCCAAGTCGAAGTTCCCTGCGGGCATCCCACTTGAATAAACCCACGCTTCTACGCTCAAGTCTGAGAAGCCCATCTGCCCCATTACCTCTAATAAGTGATGGTAAGTGACCGCACTAGAAAAGGCTTTAAGGACTCCATTCGTCTTTAAGACTCTATACGCTTCTTGAACCCAACCTCTATGCCACTCTCTCTGTAAGGCACCTTCACCGATATTATCCCAACCCTTCCCTAATACTTTAACACCATAAGGGGGGTCAGAAATAACCGCGTCAACGGAGTTATCCTCTAGGTCTTTGAGCCTATCCACGCAGTCCCCGATTTTTATCTCTATCATTGTTCGGGGTCTTTCTTAAACTGCATAAAGAACCTAGACGCTCCACCCTCATCTCCGTATCCTTCTGAGCCATAGGCTTTCCAGCCCACTCCATCCTCAGTAGAGGAGAGTTGCCCTTTACCCGCTACACCCCACGCTCTACTTTTAGAACCTGCGACTCCGCTCTTCTGAAATCCGCTTTGTTCATCAAGTATCTTAATAGGGCATCCCTCTACACAAGCCCAATCTGCCACTTCTTCTTTCCCATCTTCATCAGCGTGAGGGTTGCCTTTTGAGGGTAAGTTTTTAAGACCTAGCTTGATAGTCCCACCATCTTGTGGTGCCTTGTAAGTGTGATTTCCGTCTGATTTAACTTTCTTAGTTCCTCTTAGCTCACAGCCCTCTAGGTGAGTAAGGATAAAGTTAGCTGGCCACCTGCCACTCGGTTGCTCATATTCACCCCCACCCCCACGCTTAAAGCAGTTATAATCCCCTTTTCTTGTTGAAGTCCACATATCCTCCCCCCCACGCTCTGTAGGGTTTTCTGCATACGCTCCACCATTAAGATTATCGGA